AGCAACTATTTTTCCTTTTGCGCCAAGTGGCAGATCAAGAATTGATTTATAAACATACTCACGATACGGGGTTCCTTCAAAAATTACTGTATAATAATTCATTTTATTCTCCAATCTCTTCAATATAGTCTTTGTCTGTCTTACCTTTCCTACGTACATAGCGCCGGTGCTTATCGTTTTGTTTCTTTCTCATACATTCACTACAAACACCATTTTTAAGTTCTTCGTAAGTTGTTATCTCTTTGCCACAGCTCTTGCAGTAGCATCCATCGTCCCAATCGTTATAAAAAGTTTTCTTCATTTTAACCTCTTAGTGCCCATTCGGGAGCTTCATCCCAAAAATAGTGCCGATTACAGATTTTTATTTTTCCGTCTTTAAAATATTTGCGCCAGACATCATCGCAGTCTTCTCCCCAACCTTCAAGCAAGAAAATCATATCGGGATATTCACGAGAGAACTGCATCATATCCTCTTCATGTTCGTACCACTTGCGAGTGTCATAGCTGATCCATTCAAAGGGATTAAGAACATTCTTATGGAAAGGATATTCATCATCCTCATCAAGGCGACGAGCAAGTTTACTAGAAACTTCCTTAAGCTGATTTTCAGTAAAACTAGTTTCGTTTACTACGGAAAGATTAAAGCTAGTATAATAACCCATTTTAAGGCTCCTTTGTATCAATAATATTTTTATATCGTATATATCCTGCGCGCCGGTTGTTCGTGTATTTACAAACACGACCCTCGCGCACAAACTTGGGCATCAATCGCGCCGTATTAACCGATGATTTCCCAGTCATCATCGTACTGCAGAGCTAAGCCGCCCCAACTTCCATGAATCTGCCCGATGTCATCAATCGAGCGAACCACACCTTCCTTACCAGAATACTGTGGCTCGCCAATCATCTGGTAAATGTGAATGATGTCACCAGGTTTTACTTCACTTTTACTCTTCATCATCAAGAATTACCTCACGATTACAATTATTTTCCCTCATACAAATAATCTTCTCTGCTTCTTCGGGGGTTACCCACATCGGCTGGACGCAACCCCAGTAATCAAGATTCTCATCGTGCTGATACTCGATAACGATAACGCCAATTCCCGGCTCATCATATCGGACAACTGCGAGGTATCCGGCTCCAAGAAGAAGCTTCAGCTGTTCACCTACACGCTGAAAGAGTTCTTCTTTAGTTTCATCATCTTTTCTACAAAAAACTATTTCATTAACCTTCATTTAATAATACCTCTTTCCAGATTCTCAACAAAAGCATCATCGACTTCAATCAGTCCGTCTTCAAACATTTTAATAGAAAAAGCTTCAATTGCATCTTCGCCAAACCATTCACAGATCTGATCAACGGCATCTTTCGCGCCTTCTGAGTACAGAAAAATCTGTTTAGTTCTTGACTTCTCATCAAAGTCATCGAAATAAGTAACTTTAGCAATAGTAGGATATTTCATAATTTTACTCCTTCTCTTATTCTATATATATTATAACAAAAATTCTAAAAAATTTCAAATTCTTTATAAAAAAAAGAGAGGGGTTTTTATCCCCTCTCTCCATATATTTTTTATTTATTCAGCGGCCAGCCCATTCTTCATCTCATGAATATAAGCTTCTGCCGCATTGGTAATCAGGCCAGCTACATCAACTTTTGCCGCCAATAATAAATCTAAAATTGGCGAACCTAAATTCTCAAGTGTAATACGAAGGGTTTCTTCTTTAAGCTGCGCGATCTGCTCCGGACTTAACTTCCCATTTTCAGCCAGCTCTTTCATACCCTCAACCATTGTTTGTTGAAGGCGCCGCACTGTTTCTTGCGCTGCTTCTATAACTTGATAAGTTGCTTCCCCAATATTCTTTAAATTCTGATTTTTGTTAATCTTATTAAGAATAAAAGTTCCTAAAATGCCGATAGCTGAAATTACTATTAACGCTATGATTTCAGCCGCATATTGAATGATAACTTGTAAGAACATATCCATTTTGTTTCCTCCTTAAATTGCCGGACTCTCCCAATTCTCTTCTTCTGGCTCTTCCACAAATCCATTGGCTTTTGCAACTTCATAAGTAATACCGCCTTCTGAGTGGTCTGACTTAGCCATATTTAAATAAAAAGAACAAACAGTACCGTGCGCCGTCCATGGTAAACCTACCATTGCGCCGATCCACGGCAAAGAACCGCTATAACCTTTATAAATACAATAAAAGGCTAAAGCGATTCCGCCAATTGTGACCAACCAAAGAAGTGACCTTATATCATTAGTCAGCTTCTTTGAATGGTCAATTTTTTTCTTTTCTTTTTTTACTTTCATTTAGGAAGATTCTCTAAATTTTTAAAGCGATAAAGTAAGGTAGCCATTTGTTCTCTAGTTAATAAATCTTCCCACATAAAGTTCGGTAAGCCGCTCGGTAATGGATTGCCGCCTTGGATTAAGCCGGAGTTAACAGCCCATTCACGCGCATCTTTAGACCAGCCGCTAGCATCATTGTCTTGAAGACCCTTACGATAAGAAGCCATAGCAACTTTAAACATTTCATTGAACTGTTCTTGTGTCATTTCTTCTTCTCCCTCCTTTAAAAGTTCATTTACTTCATCAGCAATGCGACCTTGGTTGGCATAGAGCCAGTTGCCAGGACAGGATTTGTTTGCGAACCATCTGTGAACTGTCATATTTTGTTTGTCAACCTGACCTATTAAGTCGGGGTCAGCTTGCCAAAGAAGTTTCTTGATGCCATTGCGCTTGCAGATGTCGGCGCAAAGAGCTATTAAAGAATCCCATGCTTTTTCTGTAATGCGGTAGGGTTCTTTTGTTTCAATATTGGCAACCTCGATCGTTACGGCGCGATTGTCATTGGAAGAAGATGAAGTACACCAAGAACGATTAGCTTCATCAACATAGAGGCCAATGCGGCCGTCTGATCCAATACCATAATTTGAAGAAGCTTCACGATCTGGATCTGCGAACAAGGCGCCACAGCTCTCGACAGAGAGATTTCCAGCCATGCAATGGATGGAGATTGTATCTATATTGTGGTTGCGCCGGCCGGAATTATTGGGACTATAGCGAGTAAAATCTACTAAAGGACTATTTGTAAATGCCATTATTCATCTTCTCCTTTATTGTTAGAAAGTTCTTCGTTGATAGAAGGAGGAAGTTTTCCTTCTTCTTGAAGTTTCTGGAATTCTTTTTCAGTTATGACTTTTTCTTTCATTTAAGTGCCTCCTATCCCCATTATTATATTTAATGCTTCTTCAAAATCTATTTCTTCTTCTTCAGGTTGAGGAATATCAATAGGAATATTTGTCTCTTCATAAGTATATTCACAAGGGATGAAGTCTCCCGCTTCATCAAATAAATATCCCGTTTCTATCTGCCGTATTAACATACCTTGATCGGAATAGTGGAGGACAGTATTCTCATCATACTGTTCTGTTATAAGTGCCATTTTTCCGTCCTCCTTATGTCAATTTTCCTGTCGAGCTTTGAGCACAATCAATTAAATGATCTAATCCTTGTTCAAAACCCCAACCGTCTATATTCATATTTGACTTTGGTGCTCTATATAATTCTGCTATCCACTGGTAACGAATGTCGGTTATTGCATTAAAGAAAGTATTCACAAAATATGTGGTACTTCCTCGCATCGTACAGTTTGGAGTATTAATTGTCAAAACTCCGCTTGAATTAGTTGGTGCGACTCCTGTTTGCACTACGCTATATACAGCATTAGTATAAGTAGATATAGCACTACCACTAGTCCAATATAATGAACGATATGTATACCCAGCTGTAGTTACTGTTGTATTACGGGATGTGTAATAAGTAGTAGGTGTTATCAAAGCATGAAATGTATTGGCGGGAACAGATACAATCTCATAAAAATATTCGCCTATCCAATATTCAACTCTACCTTTTGCTTTTGTTGTTATACTATATGTTGGAATAGATAACATTCTTTGAACTACATAATAGTCATAATTATTATAATCCATTGTATAAGTACCAGTAGCCGCTGCACTTGCCTTAACAGTTTGTGCGCTTGTCGAATAAGAGGGAATCGTTAGCTCCCAATCATCAACAGCATATGCGTCATAACTCCAAGTTTTAACTAACTCAGCGTCAGGACGAATAGTATAAGATGTTAATGTTCCGCCAGAACCTTCATATGTACCTGTAGTATTAAAAATTGTAACATTTTTTTTAATATTTCCAGCTACTAAATTAGCGTCTCCGGCAATTGTTTGAGTGCCGGTTAAATAAGTTCCGCTTGCAATTGTTTGATTTGAAGTTGTGGGAGTAATTGTTGCAGCTGCTTTAGTAGTAACGGAAGCGGTTAAGCTAACTGAACTATTGCCTGCTGTACCACTTGAAATATAGCCAGCAGTTGAAACATTTGGTGTAACCGAAACTGTTTTTGATAAGGTTAAAGTATTTGTGCCAGTTGAAACTGAAGCTGATGTTCCAGAAATTGAAGCTGGCGCCGTAGCTGTGCCGCTTGGTACAGATGCACTTGCATAGTTGGTTACATCTTTAGTACCACTTGAAGTAACAGAATAAGTTCCACTTACTAACTCGCTTGCAGAAACTGAAACTGCTGTGCCATTTTTAGTTTCACCTGTAATCCATCCAGTAGTATTTGTAACAGAAGGAGTAACTGAAACCGCATGGTTTGATACAGTTCCTTTGGTTGCAGATGGTGTTCCAGCAGAACCCGCTGGAACACTTAGCGCGACCTCTTGCATTGAATCATAACCCGTGTCAGGTGAAATAGTTTGCGCGCCGGAAGCAGCTACGGTATAAGACTTTGAAGCTTGGGCGTTTCCACCACCACTTTCAGGATAAACCAAAACGGCTCCATTACTAACTAATATTTTATTATTAAGAGTTTGAATTTTACTCATTTCATCACCCATTTAAAAGTAAAACTTTTTCAAGGTCTCTCCAAAAGTTTTAAAAGATTCCATTCATCTTCATCTATAATCTCTAAAGCCCATTCTTTAGGAACAAAAATTTTAAATCTTTTATTTTTATTAGTAATTCTAAAACCTACATTCCAATAATAAGCATTAGCAAGCGCCCGTGCCTTATGCATTGGACAAATATATGTTGCTCTTTTATCTGGTGTACCAAAAACTTGGTAGTTATAAGCTGTACACCAAGAACAACCTTCAGCAATAGGACAATTAAAACATTCATCTGTACTTTGAGAGCGCCGGTCAATAGAACGTAGACATTTAACACAATCGCATTGTTTTTCAGTTACCATTATTCCATTATAAACATCACCAATTTTCATTGGTTCTTGGTCTGTACCGAGTGAGCTTTCCATATAACGAATACAAGGATAAATATCACCTTTCCAATCTACTGAAATCATGCCACCATTGCCGCCACACCAATTCTGTAAATCTTCGGGATTTTTTGGACGGAAAAAACCTGGCTCAAAAATAGAAAGGTAAATATCATCAAATAAATCATTATTTATAATATAATCTGCCGCTTTCTTTAACTCATTATAGAGAATAGTAGCGTGTTCTAAAGTCCAGCCTTCTTCATAGACACAATTTAAGAAAATTTCTCTATAACCACTTTCAATTAATCCAACTATTGCTTTATAAGTATATTGAATATTAGAAGGCGCGATTGTCATTTTACTTCCCATTGTGCCGCCAAGCACATCAACAAAATGACGCACACCCTTCATTGCTATATCATAGCTTCCTTTTCCGTCTGGAAAAATACGACAAGCATCGTGAAGTTCTTTACAACCATCTATTGAAATAGAAAAAGAAAGATTTTTCCAATGCTTTTTCATATAAGCCTGCCAACGAGGATCAAAATATAAAACACCATTTGAACATATAGAAATACGATAACGGGTCGCCCAAGGATGTTGGCGCCGAATCATTTCTGATATAAAATAATCTGTAATTTGCGAAACTAAATCAATTTCAAGCAAAGGCTCTCCACCGATAAACTCGATGCAGATGCCAGTAGTATTCTCTGGATTTAAATAATCATTTGAATCAGCATCTGCATCGAGAAGCATATCAATAAATCGTTTAGCCACAGTAAATGGCATACGATGTTCTGACTTACAAATTTGATAGCAATAAGTGCACCGCAAATTACAAGCATCAGTAACTTGAAAAGTTACAACTCTTACTCTTTTTTGCCCGTCATCACTTGGAAACAGTCGAGCAAGCTGATCTTGAAATTGTTCTGTGCGTTTTATCACTATTAGTCACCTACAGTAATTGTTAAAGTTCTGGTTTTGTAATCAAGATTCCAATTTCTCCAATTTTCTACTTCAGCCACAAAATTATTTTCAATTTCTTTTTTTTCTGCTTCAAAAAGAGCCTTATATTTTACCAGTTCTTTCTGATAATCATTAAACGCTTTCGTGCTAGTGTCCATATCCTGCGAAAGCATTTCACTAATTACGCTTTTCCTCGCTTCATATTCGTAGGCATAACGCTCTACATTTGCTACAATCTCTTCATCCAATACTTTTGTAATAATCATTTAGTATTTTCTCCTTTTTCTAAAATTTATTTTTAAGCACTTGTTGCAGTGCCAAAACATTGATTTGAACAAGTTCCATAACAGTTAGAACTACAATTATCACTACATGAAGAACCACACCCAGTGCGGCATCCTGTACAATTATTACCGCAGTCACCAGAGCAACTGCGACCACAAGCGGCAGTACAACTAGTATAACAGGCTGTTCCACACGAAGTGCCACAAACTTCTGCACATGTAGTTGAACATCCCTGTGCACAAGTTGAACCACAAGAAGAACAAGCTTGGGCGCACCCTCCCGTGCAGGCGGTTTTACAATCTCCAGTGCAGTTAGAAGAACAAGTGCCTCCGCAGCCTCCACAGGAACCAGAGCACCCCGAACCACAACCACTAGAACACCCATAGCAACCACTGCTACAAACATTGCCACAACTACCTGAACAACCATTGCATCCTTTGCAGTTTCCACCGCACCCGCTGCTGCATCCTTGTCCGCAAGAACCACTACAACCTACACATCCGTCTCTACAAGTTGACCCACAACCAGAGCCACAGTCGGTTCTGCATTCACCCGAACAGGTACCAGATTCGCATCCAGAAGCACCCCAACACCATTGAGTACATGCTCCAGTACAAGAACCACTACATGCTGAATAACACCCAGTACATGTTTCCGTACAAGAGTTGTTGCACGATGAGGTACACCCCTCACAACTAGATTTACAACCAGAACAACTGTCTCCACAGGTGCTTGTGCAACCACTACACCCACTTGAGCACCCATTCGTACAATCACTAGAACATGTAGATTTACAAGAGGCCGTACAGTTTGTACAAGCGCCACTACAGTTTTTGCCACAACTTGTACTACAAGCAGTATAGCAAGTAGAACCACAGTTAGTACCACAACTATCATCACAAGTTTTTGAACAACCTGTACAACTGTTTCCACAGTTTGTATCACAAGTTCCAGAACAGCCGCCTGTACAATCCATACATCCCATATTTCCACTGGCACCAGTAGCACAGGTATCAACACATAATCCAGTACAAGCTCCTCTGCAAGAAGAACTATTACCTTCCATAGTTTCTTCGGATAAATCATTAACCCATTCAATTAACTGGTCATTGAAATATTCTGGAATTAATTCTCCAGTTACAGCATTTTTTAAATCTCCATGGTCACAAATCTGTAATAATAAATTAACAGTTTTTTGACCAGTTTCTGCTATAACTTTTTTACCCGAAATCGGAATTCTAGCAAACTCATATGAAGGCCCTGCAAAAGATGCCACGCTTCCTATAGGAGCTGAACGCCTTGCTAATTCATTTTTAATCGCTTCTTTTAAAGCAATAACTTCCGCCGCCGTCATTGGTTCATAAGGCATTTAATCACCCCCATACCGGAACAATTGGATGCCAAGCATTATTTGAATAATATCTCATAACACTGTTCGAATCTATCCAAAGTAAAGAAGTATCTTGTGGTGCAGTTGCACTTATTACAAAAACACTTCGTAATTGTGAAGAAGGTACTTTACCGCTTGAATCTAATGTGGCAACGCCATTATTAGCTGCTTTTTCTGTTATAGGAATATAATTAGTAAGTGCCGAAGGTACTACGTAATCAGTACCGGGAGTAGCTGCAACAGCATTACCAAGATTATCTCCTTTCAATACAAGAGTTGTAGTACCTACAGAGGGTGCACTAGATGGTGTTAATTCTAAGCCTTTATTATTACTAGCACTTAAAATTTTATCTTCATTTAAACTTAAAACACTTCCCATTTTATCACCCTTTTATTTTTTAAGAATTTGCAGTTATTGTTATATCCACTCTGGTATAGTCACCTGTACCATTATATGTATTCATAGCAATAGCAATTTGAGATTTAACGGTAAGGCCGCTTATAACACAAGCATATATTAGTCCTGCCGCCGCTGTTGCATAGCTACTTGACGTATTATGAACCTCTGTGATTGTTACACCACTTGGTGCAGACGCAAGATAAAAATATAAATATTCATAAGATGTAGTTGTGCCTGCACGCATAGATAATATAATATCACCATTAGCCATATAACCTAATTTTACACCATAAGTTGTATTATAATAAGTAGATGTAGCATAGGTTCCGGTTGGTGTAATACTATTATCATTTGTTATTAATCTTACTATTTCTCCTTCATAAGTACCAGTTATTTCTCCATCAGTATCTTCATATAAAGTTACATCTTTTTTAATATTACCAGCTACTAAATTTGCATCACCTAAAATAGTTTGTGCGCCACTTAAATATTGTTGAGCGGCGATAGTTTGATTAGTAGTTGTAGGTATATAAGTCTGTGCTGCTTTAGATTGAATAGAGCCTTGATATTTTAAACCATTAGAATATCCAGTATAAGGATACAGTATTTGCGCTCCACTTGTAATGGTAGCGTCGCTTGTTTCTGTTCCAGCGGAAACACAAGTGATTGCTTTACCATTAATGACTATTGCATCATCACCTAAAGTTAAAATACCATTCATTCAACCGCTTCATCCCAGCCATAAACACCTGGTTCCCAAACATTAGCTCCGTCATAATTAGAAATCCAATGTTTATTATTGTGGCTTACTTTCGCACCAAATGCATAGGCATCTTGTGGTCCAAGAGGCTGTACCCATTCAGGCCATTCTTCCTGTGGGTTATCCATACGCGCCCAAATACTAGCGGCATCAACAGGATTCCAAGCTTCTTGGGATATGTGAGTTGTAATACATTTATAAAGAGTTGCATTATAATGAACTCTAGATTGCGGATTACCACTCGGATCGTCTGGACCATAATACTGGACTCCGGCACCGCTCCAAGGTAAGAATAAATCTGGAACTTCTAAAGCAGCCTCATCATCAAGAGTTTCAATAACAGTATTAATTTGATTTCTAAATCTAATTGCTTCAGCTCTTGTCATTCTTGACTACCTCCAGTCATTATTTCAATTAATTCTTTATCAGTAGCTTTGCCCATTTTTACAGAAACTGTTCCATCACGGTGATCTGTAATGTCGCCAGCTATACAATATTCCGAATTATCATATTCAATTTGTACAGGTTGTTCTTCTTCCATATATTCATCTACAATAAACCAGTGTACATCATCTACAAAAAGAGATGCTGCATCTGCGGCACTCATTGTAAGATGAATTGTTTTTGAACTTCTTCCTCCCCAATCGTGATCATTCATACGACCGCTTATTTCAGCAGGATAGAGAGTGTTATCAATTTTTATAAAAGTCATTTATGTACCTCCTTGTTTTTTTTATTGAGGATCACTAAAATTTAGTAAACTATAACTTTTTGTTCCATATATTGAAGTACCATTACTAGAAGGATAATAATAGCTTGTCCCACTATATGTATATTGATATAATCTTATACTCGATGAATAAGGATTAATAGAAGTAAGAGGATTATCACAAGTTGCAATATGATAATAATAGGTAGGACTAGTAGAAGTCGAAGCAAATACTGGCATAATAACTCCTTGATGAGAAGCTAAAGAATTTGCTGCATATCTAGTATCATCACGACGTGAAGTTGTTGCACTTGTGGTTGTACTTAAATAATATTTTAAAATATTTGTCTGACCTTTAGTAAATAATCTGGAGATAGTTGATGGTGAGAAAGTATTATTAAAATGAATAAAAAGAATAACTCCTGCATATATATTTACAGTACTAGCTACACTGTCAGTACCACTAATAGTAAGTTTAGGTATATTAGTTACCCCACTTACAGATAGAGTAACTAAATCTGTTAAACTAGAGAGAGTAGAATTTTGAACGACTATTTCTGCAATATGAATAGATCCTCCAACACAGTAAAAAGTATACCAAGTAGTGTCTCCTTCTGCTGAAATAACACTAGAAGCCCCAACAGAAAATGCACTTGATGAAGTAGCTGATCTACCTATACCTAATACGTGATCTACTGTACTAAAAACTTCTTCAAAAGTTGGAAGAAATACTATATCATATGCTGTTCCACCTACTAATGTTTTACCGGCAGTTATATCATATGCTGTTCCACCTACTAAAGTCTTTCCTGCCGTAATTTCATATCCTGTACCACCTATTAAAACATTACCAGCCATTATTCATAACACCACGCAATCGAACCATTTACTAATTGTGAAGACCAATCAGATACAGCATCGTAAGTTGTTTTGTCAAGAAGTTTTACACCACGAGCCATTAAAGTTGTATAATTTGTATCAGCGGCATCCACCGTTGTTGTGCGATTTATTCTATCAGTAGTATCACTATAAACCGCTCCACTAGTAATCAAATTATTACTACCACCAGCAGGACTTCCATCTACTGCTCTCCAACTTGCAGCCGAACCATTAGTCGTTAAAACTTTTCCACTATTTCCAGTTTGAGAAGGAAGAGCATCTATATTATTAATTGCAGTATAAACTGCACCACTAGTAATTAAATTAGTACTATTTGCTTGTGGAGTTGAGTCAAACGAAACAACTGTTGCACCTTCTGCGGCTTCCCAACTAGCTGTTGTGCCATTAGTAGTTAAATACTTTCCAGCATTACCCGCTTGGCCAGGAAGTGCATCAACTGAACCCCAGCTTAAAGTTAAACCATTAGTAGTTAAATATTTTCCATTATTTCCAGTTATTGATGGTAAGCTATCTTGTTTTGCAGATAATGCAGAATAAATTCCTCCACTGGTAACAAGATTTGAACTACCACTTGAAGGTGTCCCCTCAATTACAATTTCTGTAACAAGTTGAGTATCAATATTTTTTTTAGTAGCTGTTATTTCTCCATTTGCATTTTGAGTAATTGAATCAATAAAAGCGGTAGTTGCTCCAGAAGCAGTCGGGTCAGTTTTCGCGGATTGAGTCGTTTTATAACTACCACTGGGTTGCGCGCCAATAGAACTTGCTGTAATTGTGTTCCATGCCGCACCACTTGTACCATTAGAAATTAAATATTTTCCATTAGTAGTAGCATCTTGTGTGGGTAATCCACTTGCAGGCGCTTGAGCTACCCAACTAGAACCATTATATGTTAATACATTACCTGAAGAAGGAGAACTTGGCGCTGCGATTGCACCTACATGAGAAGCAGTAGTTGGTACATTAAAACTTACATTACCTTTCTGACTTGTAATTGCAGTATGTGCGCCAGCTGTTGTAGTAATTGTATTAACAATATTAGATGGAACAGTTGGAATATCACTCATACGAGCATAGTCTGTACCACCAGTCGCGGCAGTCACGCCACCAGATCCATCACCTTTAAGAATACCTGAAGCAGTTATTTTATCTTGCTTATTTGTATCAGAAGGGTGTTTATGGTCTTCCCTTGCATAATCAGTGCTTGTACCAACTGCACCGGTGCTACTATCCATTAAAGGAGTAGCATCAGCAGGAGAAGGAATTGTTGGAAAGTCTGAAATTTTTGATTTTGTTATTGACGGAATGTCATTTGCAACTAACGCCCTAAAAGTTGGAGTATCTGCAAGTGTATGTCCAGCAGAACCGTCTGGCCCCGCCAATACAGTATTTTTATTTTGCGGAGGAAAAGATATAGTAGTATCCAAAGATGTATCTTGTGCCGTACTAACGCTAGATTGTAACGGGCTAGACGCCTGTACTCTTACGCTTGTAACCGTACCTTGCGGTATAGTTGTTGAAGAGGGGAGTGCGCCAACATCAGAAGCATCTAAAACAACAGCTCCTGTTTCTCCGTTAACACTAGTAACTGGATAATTTATTGATGGTAAAGCATCCCACACAGCTTTAGCTGATGGCACCATACTATCAGTTGAACTAGAACTAATAGAAGTAACTAAATCTATTCCAGAAACACTCGAAGTATCCATCCAATAGGGGGATTCTTGGCTGTTGACAGCCAAGACATCCCCTTCATGTCCAGTTGGATCTGGTAGAGAAGAACCTCCGCCAACAGTAATATTGCCACTACCAAGAATCGACTCATTATTTATGGTTTTTATATCAGTGCCACTTACTGCAGCACTTATTGTACCAGTTCCGTCTCCTACGAGTATACCATTTACCGTTATTTTATCTTGTTTATTAGTTCTAGCATCAGCATCTTTTATATTATATTGACTATTATCAGGCAGGGTGATTTTTGAAATATCTGCCATAATTACACCCCCTGCTTAATTAGCTATTGCCTTTTGTAACAGAAACATCTGTAGCATTTGTGAGAACAGTAACTTGATCTTTATTATTCCAAGCTGTATTTGCACCAGTCGCAGTTGCTTTAATATTGGTTGTAGTTGGTGTAACAGCAGTACCAGAAGCACCAGCTGCCATATATTTAGTTGTACCACCTGTTGCAATTGTAATATCACCATTTGCATCAGTAGCTAATGTAACTGTTGGCTGTGTTACAGTAAATGTTGAGCTTGAACCGATAACAGTTGCTGTTCCATTAGAACCAACTGTAGTACCACTTGCACTTGCGCTCATATATTTTGTCGTTGCATTACCTATTCCAGTAGCAACAGTGACATCACCAGTAGAACCACTAGAAATTGTAACAGTTGGCGCCGCGGTAACAACAGTAACTGTATCACCAACAGCTACATCAGTAACTATATCAGCGCCATTGCTATCTGTTGTATTAACACTGCCAGTTGCAACTCTTGTTACACTTGAAGCAGCTGTAGGAACCGCTAAGCTTGCCCTAGGAGCGCCAGCTGAATAGGTCGTCTGTGTATTTAAAGTAGCTGCACCTATTGTTAGTGTTTCATTACTTACACTGATGTTTGCTAATAAATTTTCATTAACATCAGGATTCCCATTACTATTACCATCTGTCGAACTAGCAGTAACAGCAGTCCATCCACCAGTTGCAGTTGTTTGCGAAGTTCTTGATTCAACCGGAGTAATATTAGTACTTCCACTTACTCCAGTAATAGTAGTTGTTTCTAATTTTTTTGTAGTTGGAGTAACTGAGCTTGCTGCACTACCGGTTTTTCCAGTAATATCCGCAGTAGCTTTAATTTTTGTAGTTGTGGCAGTACCTTGAGATTCTACATAGGTGATTCTACCAGTACTAGTTGAATCATTAGCTGTTAAAGTTACTGTAGGTTGAGCAGTAACTTGAACCCCAGTGAGTACAGTTTTTGAATCTTTTGAATTCCATGCAACATCTCCACCACTTGCAGTGGCTTTTGCTTTAGTTGTGCTTACACTTTGTATGTATTGGGCGCGACCCGTTGCAGAACTAGATTCAGCTGATAAAGATACTGTTGGTTGAGTTACTGAACTAATTCCAGTAGCAACACTAATAACTCCACTACCAGCCGTTGCACCAGTAGATAAAGCAATTGTTGGTTGAGTAATTGTAAAAGTTGCATCAGAACCAATAACTGTATCGGTTTGCTTACTTAAACTAACATCAGTAACAACATCAGTTAAATTTAATTGAGTATCACCAATTTTTTCCCAAGATTTTGGAGCCGTTCCTACTGGTACGTATTCATCATAAACATCGAGTCCTATTTGAGTTGCTGATTTAACCAAATAGAAAGCGCCAACTACTGCATCATCAGCACTTAAAGTACCAGTATAATCAACATTATTATATTTAACAACTACCCCAGCTGGGATATCTGCCACAACAGGAGTAGAAGTTCCATCCCAGGCAATAATAAATGATACACCACCCGCAATAGCCGCACGAGCTACAGCGTCTTTTATATCATAAGTATTACCAGATGGCAATGTTATTTTACTAATATCTGCCATTTAATTTTCTTCCTCCCTTAATTTCTATTTATAATTAAAGTTTCATCTTCAAGTTCATCATGAATCTGCTCATAAGCATCATCAACATTTACTTTATTATTCCAAAATAATTTTTCGGCTAATGTGGTATGAATATCAATATTATTAATATGGTTCATTAATTTTTCTCTTAAATCTTTATCAACAAATGGCAAGTCTTGTACATAAGCTTGCCCATCTCCAATTTTAATTCCTGGAATATTTTCAGTTTTTGTAACTATTTCTCCATATTCTTCAACTTGCCAAGTTTTCACTTGGTAGTCATCATAAATGATTATTTCTCCTGCCATTGGAACAAATCCTCTCGCTGCATTCCAATGCGCAGTAGTATCATGTTTCGACCTAATTCTTGCATCAACCATTAAATTACCTCCGTGGCAGTACCGCAATAAAGTATTAATGGTTCAGGCCAAATTAAATCTTCAGCAGCACCGGAAAACGCAACAGGCGCGAGATCACTCGTTAAAGGAACACTACTCAATATATCCTGCAATCCAGTTATTGCACTAATTGGATGCTGGTCTGGCAAGTCCCTATTAATTAACTTATCATGGTCATTTTCTTTTATTTCAATAACTGAACCCATATCGAGTCCAAAATCATTGTCTCCATTAAAGCAAAACCTTAAATCATTTTCTGTATCAAATTTAACTTTCAGCTTCATTCAAACACCTCATCATCAAGAACTCGCCCGACTGAAACCTCAAAAATATCACTGGCAAGTGCATTGTTATCAGAGGTAAAAACTCTTACTTGAATTTCAACTGGGATATTGTCCCGAAGAGAAAGTGTTTCTTCTTGCGTTAATCGAAATGAAACTTTATTATCTTCAATTGTCATAGAGTCTTTTGTGCGCTCAATCATGATAATGCCTCGCTGCGCGTAGGTAATTAAAATTTCTGAAAGATCTGCGACATTTTCTAAATCAAGTGTAAAAGTTTGTTTGGGTGTTGTTGCTCTTCGAATTGATTGAGGTTTCGGTTTTTTGCAACATTCGACCATTTTGACTCACCCCCATTGTTAGTTTTTATTTATTATTATAAATTTTAATAAAATATTAATTTAAAATTTTTATAAATCTAATTTACATATTACTCCTGTTTTCATACTAGCAGATCCTGTTCCGTTAGCAGATAAATAGTAATATGAACCACTCAAATACCAATAATTTATAGATGAAGGACTACCAATAATATTGGTTTTATCTCCTTTACATATTGAAAAATAATTATATGTAGAACTAGTAGCTAAAGCTTGTAAATATAAAGAGTCTTGACTTAAAGTACTACTACATCTTACAGTACTAGTTGTTGGTTGATTTCGGTTTGCTAATAAAGTAACGGTCATATTAGATAAAATATCATTAACTTCACCTGCTGTATAATGAGGAAAATTACAGACAATAATTTGAATACCATAAACTGGATTTTGATTATTTACTTTATTATACCATCCATAATATGTTAAGTCAAGATCAGAACCTATACTTGCTTGAGCATAAGTTGTATATGAACCTATTTCTTTTTTTAAACTTGGAGAACCTCCAGCAGTATAATAAAAACCCAAGCCAGCTCCAGAATTTACTATAAGCCATCGAGGAAAAGAAGTTAAAGTAAAAGTTTTTGTAGGTGCATAAGAACTACTTGATGTTGATGTTGATACGGTACTATATCTATTAAAAATATTCATATCTGAAAATAAAGCAACCAAAGTATTCTTTTCTTTAGCTTGTAATAATCCTGCTCGTCTATCCATTCTCATTAAGAAATCGCTCCTTGAATTACCCAATGATCTGTACTAACACATTTAAGAACTGCAGAAGTATATTGTTCTGTAATTGTTTTACTCCCCCCACTAGTACCATTTAAATAAACCCCAGAAGCTCCTTTCACAGTGATTGTAATATTTGAGTTATAGTTCATAATTTCAATTTCACTACCAACAGTGAGGCTTGCTGGAATTGTAAGAGTGCAGGTTGCAGTTACTAATAATAAGTGATTATAGTGATCACTTGACAAGCTTGTCGCGCTACTTATCGTTGTTATTGTAGCTTCTTTTTGACTTGCTAAATCATAAGCAGCTTTTACTGCAGAAGGCGTCGCGGCAAAACTGGTCGAAGTGCTACTTGTTGAGCTGCTTAACTTTGTGACACCATAATACGTAGTAGTAGCATGCCCTCCATGCGATATAATAAAAGCTGAGCCAGTAAAATATAAATCAAGAACAGCTCCAGCGTTCCAATCATAAGCAATTGCATTAGTACCACTAATATATTGAATAGGATAGGCTGTATTATTATTAATAGATAAAGTTGGACTGCTTGCTGTATTTGCATTAGAAAATAAAATTCTAAAAACCATTCCATTATATAAATTAGGAGGGAAAGAACTAATTGAAATAGTTTTTTCAACCGTGCTACTAGCAGTGCTACAAGTTCCACAATATAAAGTTTGGCCTCCACCAAAATCTTGATGAAGAATCGTCCAAGAGGTTGTACTTGTTTTAATATAATAAGTCGTTCCGCTAACGACGCTTGTATCAGTAGTTAATATATATCTACCATTATTTTCTAAAATAAACCATCCTTGTTCTTGAGGGTTGCCAGAAGGATTAACTACCGCTGTGTAAGCTACTGTACAACGAAGTGAAGTAGTGGTTTCTGTATTACCGAACCTCCACGGTGCTACAGAGTGAAAAACGAAATCGTCAGCTGCAAAACGTTGGTTTAAAATAAAAATACAACCAGCTAAATCAGCATTATAATTTGACGCAGTAGTATCAGTGGTAGCTTGAACAAAAATCATTTTTTCTGCTTGATAAGCAGTCTCTATATCTGTAACTGGAGTAACTCCATATTCACAGACAAATACTCCTGAACTTCCACTTCCCGGAGACTGAGCTATCCAAGATGACCCATTATAAGTAAGAATATCACCATCTGCTTTGTTCGAAGGGTCTTCAATCGCGCCGACGTCAGATGAATCAAGAGTTATATTACTTGAAAGAGGTTTATTATTTATTGTCCTAGAAGTTGTTACAAGAGAAGTTGAAGAATTATTCCAAGCAGTAGAACTTCTCCATGCACGATAATGAATATTTGTATCATTTACCCATTTAAAATAATATGTGCCACTTTCAATAGATGTTAATGGTACAATTTTAATATTTGTTGAAGATGAATCCCATTTTAAATAAATGGCTTTTCCTGCATTATATGCTGTATTTAAATCTTCAAAACTAGTAGTACCATAAACTGCTATAAACATATCACTTGCTGGTGTTTGGGCTATCCATGTAGAACCATTATAAGTAAGAACATCACCATTAGATGAAGATATCGGCGCGCTAATTTTTGTGTCAGCATAATCATATATATCTTGTGCCTTATTATGCGTGTCATAAGTTGCTGTATTCATGTTACCTGAACCCATACCATCTGCTCCATCTAAAATAGTAGCAAGAACGGTACTTGAGGTATGAGTAGCATCAGTATAATAAATTGTTGTTGTTTTACCAGTTTTACTAGATGATAATGTCGGTGATACACCATCTGGGCCTATTGCTCCTCTTATATTACCAACACTAGTCCAACTATTTCCAGAATTACTACTACATTTCCAAACTTGCCCGTTACTAGTGTCTAAATAATAATCATTTGTTTTTGCATTAGTAACAATACCAGGCGATGAACCACTTTTGTTACCGCTAAACCATTGACTACCTTTTGGAATTGTAAAATTAAAACTATAAGGAGTAGTTGTAGTATTAAGGCTAACTGAAGCATTAGCTCCTGCATTAGTTGTCGTAGTTTCCGATACAGTTAAACTTTTTATATTATTTTCAGCAGTTTGCGCAGCTTCCGCGCTATTTTCTGCATCTTCCGCACTATCTGCAGCTGCTTCAGCATAATTATCTGCCTGTTCCATATAATATTGAGCATTATTAGTAGAAGAAGGCTCAGTTGGAGTTCCTCCTGGTCCAACAACCCAATCTGCAGTATCTTGAACTTCAGCTAAAACTTCATTGGCATGATCTATCCAATTTTGAATTGGATCTGGCGGTTCTGCTCCTTCTCCGATATCCAAAGAATTAGTTACCATAATATCATAAATCATTGATTTTACTATAATATTATCTTGACCGCTAGTTTTAGTATAAACTAATTCACATTTACCAAGTCCTACTATTGCTGTATTACTATTCGTAACTTCCCAATTTACTTTTCCATTTTCTGGGCCGGTTACTTCTTGTGGATAATATTCATTCGTTCCTTGTTGAACTGCTAAATTAAAAGTTCCACCAGTCCCGAATTCTTCAACCCAACTACTTACATCAAAGACGACAGTGGTGGCTAAATTTTCACCTGCGCGCCCTAAATTTATAATTTTACCTGCTACCGCAGGAACTTCAATAGCCATTTATTCATCTCCTTATATATATCCAAAGGTGACTATTATTTCATAAATATCGGTTTTTGAAATTTTTTCACCTACTTCATAAATTAACTGACATTTTCCTTTTCCTTCTTTTGGTGTATAATCAGTAGTTATATCCCATTCTAAAAAAGTGGTATCTTCAGCTAATTCTAACTCAACTTCCATAAGTTCTTTGTCTTGAAGAACTAAAAGAGTGAAATCTCCATCACTTCCTAAACTTTGAAGCTGCGGACTTACATCAAATACAACTGTCGTCGCAAGATTTTCACCCATTCGTCCTAAATGTATTAACTTTCCAGTTTCTGCATAAACTTTAATTCCCATTTCTCTCTCCTATAAAAAAAGAAGACTCCAAAATGGAGTCTTCCTTATATCCTAAAAAAAAAGACTCCTTTTGGTTTAATACCACTAAAAATAAGTAGAGTCTTTTCTTTTTAAGTATAAAAGTTTAAGAGAGAGGTAAAAGTTTAATCTACAACCCAATAATGCGTTCCAATGCCGCAATTGGACTTAGCAACTTTACCTTCTTGTATATACGTTCTAAGCGCGCCAGCTATAGATGAAGGGGGAATATTTTCTTTATAAGTTCTTTTAATATAATTAGAAAGTTCTTTAGTCGTAACACAAGAATACTCAGAAAGCGCGCGAAGTATAAGTTCTTTATTAGTCATAAAAAGACTCCTTTCCTCAGTTTCTAATTATATTATATCATAATTTTCAAGAAAAGTCAAAATTAAACTTTATAAGCGTCAGCTTTTAAATTAATTTTAAAAGCCGCGCCTTTTAACACTTCTTGACCATATCTTTTACTCATAGTCATAAAATTTTCTCCATAATATTCAGAAGGAGGAACGTTTCGATAAGTGGTTCTAATCTCTTCACTTTTACCTTTTAAAGGCTGTTTTGTAGCATTAATATCTAATCTAACATCTATATTATTTTCATCTTCTGCAATTTTTTTTAATATTGTAGAGAAAGCATAAATTCTACCATTTATAAAAAGAAAATCAGCTCCCTTTGCTCCGCGACCAGTTTGACTTTGTATTTCTTCACCTAAAAATAAATAGCCAGCTCCTTTCAACATTTCTTTAATAGCTTCAACAATACTATTGTTTTTACCTTTATGCATATTTTCATTTACATATACATATTGAAAATTACCATTATTTAAAAAACTAAAATCTGCTCCAGCGGCCTCGGCGCCCATAGATGCAAATCTATCTGCATATGAAAATAAAGAACCGCCATTATGAACTTCAATACTTGCATTATTACTTTTCTTTTTTACAGAAAAAGTAATTTGAAAATAATCTGGCTCAATATTTTTTGATTCTAATGAAATGTCTAATTCAATATCAGCTTTTTGAAAAGTTCCTAATTCATCCTTTTTTCCACCAATAACGCTTCCTCTGACCCCTGGAATTCCTGCCATACTACTTCTAAACATACCAATACAAGCTTCCCTTATAGTGTTTAATGCATATTTTTCATATGCTTGACCTCCAGCTTGCGTTAAATATCCATGAGCACTTCGTTTTATAATAGTTTGAACATCTTCAAAATTAGTGGCATCTTTAGGTTTTCTATTCCAATTTTTTGATTTTTTTGTATCAATAAATTCTGACATATTAGAAAATATTTTATTAAGCTCAGCTTGTGACTGCTGTCTCGCATTTACTTTTTTCTTATATTCAGCTAAATAAGTTCTTATTGCGCCGTTTAATTTTCTAACCGCTGCTTGTAAACTATCTCTAATTAAGCCTTCGTTTTCTTTTTTATTTGCCTCTATATCTATAGCTTTAGCAACAGAATATAAACTACTAATAAAAGTATGTAATTCTTCTATAGAAAATTTTTCTAAATTAAAACCTGCAATTTGATTTTCTTCAAAAGCATTTTGAATAATATTAATAGCAGTTCCTGCAACATCTTGACTATTAATATAATTATCACTTATAATTTTATGAGTAATAAATTGATTTAAGGCATTAATTTTTTCTTCTATTGAACTTCCTGTTTTTGCTTCATTAAAAGTCTTAGACAAAAAACTAGCACTTTCTTCAGAAAAACCAGCTTTTACACATAATTCTGGACTACAAGTTCCTTGAAATAATTGATCTAACTTAATTCGTTCTTTTTCTTCTTGTTGTTCTATAACATCCATTAAATGGGCCCGTGCGGCTTGTTTTGTTCCTCTAATTATTCTTGCCCATTCATCTGCGGTTTTAGTTCCACTATAATCCCCATAGTGTTCTATATGTAAATAAGATGAATTAATAATTTCTTGAATTTTATGTCCTTCTACAAGCATTTTCTCACCACCTTTCTTTTTAAAAGTAAAAAAAATGTAGGGCTTCTTCAATAAATTGAAAAAGCCCTACGGTATATATAAACAGCGTTCCGCAGTACGTGGAGGGCGGCCGCTGACCAAATTAATCTAATAAGTTTGCTAAATTTGCAGTATCACTTCTTAAAGTTTGTCCTAAATAAATATAACCAAAAAGTGAATTCCCACTCAACTTATCAATCATTTGAACAATTCCATTATCTTTATCATAAATTCGGCTATCAGTTTGATGTGTATCCGCATTTATCATTAAAATTGAATCATGTCCAATTCTACCAAGTAATAACTTAGCAATCTCATTAGTAATGTTTTGACCTTCAGTTACATAAACAATTGAATTTTCAAAAGAGCGACCTCTAATAAATAGAAGTGGCATTAATTCTAATTTATTTTGATCAATTAAAATATCAAGATTTTCCTTCCCACCAATTTTATCATATAATGGGCCAAAAGTCCAAGATAATTTTTCTTCTACTCCTCCACGCAAGTAACCAATATCTGGCACATCTTTTAGCGTTACATTAGGTCTAATATAAATAATTTTTTCATAATAGCCTTTTTCTAAAAATTCTAATGCCTTTCCAAACATCAGTAAATCTTTTCCGGCACCGTAAACGCCCCTCACAATTTTGACTGGAACGCTATTATCTGATAAAAGATCCAATGCCAATTCCTGCTCAAAAGTCTTTGGTTTTATCTTACCTATAAAAGTGGAATTAATCATTTGGAAATTAATTTTTTTCAGACCAGAATTTTGGAATTTAAATTTATCTACAATCTTTCCATTTAAATCTTCTAAAACTAAATACTCGTTTTCTTGAAGTTGAATGGGTAGATCATTATTTACATAAAATCTACCCATTTCTTCATCGGTTAATCTTACTATTTGATAGCCAGTATTCAAACTTATAAGACCTCCTCAATGCTATTAATAACAGATTGTACAATACCCTTTTCTTGAGCTTCTTCTTGACGGACATACCATTCACCAATTATATTTTTGGCAATTTCTTCATCCGTATAAAGGGTTCGTTCTTTTATTAATGCAGAGAGTTCTTCAACTTGTGCTTGATAATCTTCTATTGAAGCAATAATTTGTTTGTATTCACCACTAAGATTAGAAAGAGAACCTTGGTGGAAAATAAAATAACCATGCTTATTCATTTTTCTTTGATGACAAGCAATAAAGATATAAGCTGCCGCGCTAGCGCAGTAACCTACATTTATACCAATTATTGGAGTTTTACTAAGACGAATTGTATCATAAAGTGTATAGGCTACATCAAGAGCGCCGCCTGGACTATTAAAGAAAATTTTAATTGGTTTTCTTTCATTAATGTCTAATCTTACATCTTCTTTGTTCCAATTTATAATGAGCCGTACTAACTCTAAATTGTCCTCTGTAATTTCTCCCTCAATCCAATATTCACGATCTTTTAAGCCTTTATAATAAGTTAGAAGTTCTGGATTAGGAAGTTGTAAATTAGCTTCTTCTGGAATGTTAATGAAATAAGCGTCTTCCATTGTCTGCCTCCTTTATAAAAGGATTTTTAGATTTTATTTGTAAGGATCTGGGAGTGACCAATCCCAATAAGTTGAACTTCTAAATTCTTTACGGAACCAGTTGTGCCCACCACTTCCATTAAAATAATAATAATCAGAAGGAAGTGTGCGGCCAACATCAGTTTCTCCATCTTTTTCTCTATACCAACGAGTTAAAACATCTTTAGCTAATTCAACTAAATCATCATCAAGTGGATAATTAACACTATATCCATAAAACTGTCCTGGGGCGCTAACAACTTCTAAAACTGTAGAGCCATAACCAGCATCAACTCTATTCAATACACACCAAGCGACCGCAGCCTGTTCTGCTTTACTTGGCACACCACGAGCTTCACCCCAAATAGTACGTGCAAGAGCATTTATATCTTCTTGTGGAATGTCGTAGGTTTTTTCGATTGGGGCTGGTTGCGCCATTACTCTATAGTATTCATCCCACCAAATAGTGCGCGCTCGCTCAATTATTGGATCATCTTCTGAAAGACCAATAGAACGAGCAATCTCTGCAATCTCATGTGCTTTTTCTTGTTTTGTCGTCCAAGCAGCTAATGCTGGTGTACACAGCGCGAATGCCATCACAATAACTAAAACAAGGATTGCTATTTTTCTTAAATTTTTCATAAAAACCTCCTTTTATTTTTGAAAAAAGTAAAAGAAGAAGCTATTTAAAAGTGAAAAAATAAAGCCCTCACTATAAGAAAGTGAGAGCTTTACTTTGTAACTGATTAGAACCAACTCTCCCAAAAACTATCTATCCAATCAAGGATACCGTCTTTGTTAAGCGTCATATGGAATGATCCATGCTCTTTACAGAAGTCAGAAAGAACCTTTTTATATTCCTTTTGAGCGACTACAACCTTTTCATAGGCTTCCTCAACTTTCTTGGCGGCTTCTTTCCGTTCATTAGACTTTTGAAGAGCCTCAGCTTCCTTTTTAGCCTTCTCTTCCTTAAAGAGTTCCTCGGCTTTCTCACATTCCTTTGCTTCATCATAGAATTTCTTTGTCAGTTCTGAATAGTAACGCATTGTGTTTTCCTCCTTTTGAAAACAAGAATTAGGAGACATCCTATTGTCCCCTTGGTGGAGCATACGGGATTCGAACCCGTGTCCTACGGAGTGCTCGTCGGCTTTAACCGCAGTCGATACCCATCAATGCCCCATATTAAAGGACGCAATCACGATAAAGACGATACGCCCAAAGTTCATCAGCCTTTTCAAGTTCTTTGAAGAGGATCGGTGTTTCTTCTGGAAAAATTTGTCCTGTCCAGTCAAAGTATGTATTCAGCGCGCCAGCTATAAAATGTCCCTCAACGGGTAGATAGTAAACTGAAAGATAAGGAAAACGGGCAGAAAGAATAGACGCAAACCACCAACAATTTCCATTTGTCCAATTACAATCCATAGGAAACCGACGCTGTATAAAACCGAGTATTTCACTAATCTGTTTTTCAGACATAATTTTCTCCTTTTTTGTGGTGACCCTTGGGGGAATTGAACCCACCGCCTGGAGCTTGAAAGGCTCCCGTGTTTACCTCTTCACTAAAGGGCCTAATAAAAATGCGCCCTATAAAAGGACGCGTAATTGGTTGCGGACTTGGGAGTCGAACCCAAATCAGCAGATAATGAGTCTGCTATGCTACCTTTACACCAATCCGCCATATATGGAAATCTTTTTTACTTCGCCTTCTTGTATAGCGTTTGCCGCTAAGCCACATATCGCCGCCTGAAAAGGACTTACACGCCGGTGGTAGTTTAAAAAGATTAAAAAAATCCGTGTTAACGCTGCAGTTTCTGTTTTTAATGTGGTAGAAAGTCATCCAAAGAACCACTATAACCTTACTTATTTACCGACGCTAAGCGAACGTCACACCCAAATATTTGGATCTTTCTCACTAAGGGAAGTTTTTACCACTTTCATAGGCATTACCTCCAATATTGAGATATTATGTGTGAATTGAGCTATAGGATTTTCACCTATAGGAGTTGTGGTGGGATTATGTCGGCGCCAACTTACCCACGGTCTTCTCTGCCGACCAAGGTTTAATATGTTACACAACTTTTTCAAGAAAATATTTTTAAGAGATCTTTAAACGGCCTTGACCGCTCCGCGGATTATGCGGCGCCTCCTAAGCAAGATCCCTGCCGCGCCATCTTCCAGTTTGTACAGACTGTTACTCAGATGGGTGTACGTGCGGCATATTATTCTTGGCTTTATACTCACTACTCAATTTAATTTTGGTGAGAAGTGTCTTATCATTATCTACGCGTAACGGTTTCTCTATATTGGAGCCGTAGCATATGATACTAACTCACATAGATTGATGACTTCTCTGGTCGGAGTAGAGAGACTCGAACTCCCGACATCCTGCTCCCAAAGCAGGCGCGCTACCAACTGCGCCACACCCCGATAAAAATTGTCTTTTTGGTATGAGGGTAAGAAGACAATTAAAACTCACCCGACACCCACTCTACTAGCCAACGCAAGTGTCTCGTTAGTTTAAAGTCTGGAGCTAGCCTGGACTATAAATCAGTAACTATTATATAGACCTTCGCCTTACCAACTGTTAAATCTTCAACCATATTCGACCACAGGCAGAACAAGTCTGAGCCACAGGTAGCGACCCCGTAACTTCTTGCCCTCGCTTTCGCGCAAGTCCTGAGAGGATTGATTACCTCTAACTTTCACCCACCATTCAGACAAGAAGTAAAATAATAATCTTCCAAATTATTCTTTTAACCATATGTCCCTGTATTGGGCTACTCGTACCTTGACCTCATCTTATAGTCATGTTACCATGACATCACTACAAACATCCTTATTGGCTTTACCAAGGTCTACCCCAGTTGCCACACCGGACTCTAACTTGGCTTCAGTTCACGCTTTTAACGCTCAACTTCTATTGTGGATGCGATGAGACAGTATCTTTGGTTGCGATTTTGTCAGCACACCTAACCTCTAGCCGCACCTTTAGATGCAGGCAACTCTTACCTCACGATAAGAGCCATCTAGGGTTTGTTAGGGTATCCTCTAACATTCCCATTCTAGACCACTCTCTTCGAGCGGTTAGGTTCTCGGCACAATGGCTTTTGCTCTTCACCGAGGTATATAATAAAACTGACTATGGACTAAAATTAGCGAAATCAGCGCCGCCGCGAGAAGGCTGTCCATACTAGCGCCACGGGACAAAAGTCCCTATATGAAAGAAAGTTTCAATAGGTTTACTGAGCGGTTTCCCGTGTGACTTATTCGTTAAAGGCGTCCCAAAAACATTATTCGGTCACTCGTTGCAAGGCACTCTACTGCGCAACTCATCCTTGCCGTCACTAATCAAGGTTCCTTTTCACGGAACGAGCCTATTGAATAGAAGAGGTTATTGTTCCACTATCAACTACTTACAAGGTCTAACTTACCCAAGCCTCTCTCAACTTTCTATAATTATTATAACAAAAATTTTAGGAAAAATCAAATTTTCTTAAAGTATTTGCCACCAATATTCATAAAACTTTTTATAAGTACAGCCAGAACAATGAAATTCCATTTTTTTAAGTCTTCGTCTAGTTGTACGTCTACAGCGCGCCTTCCAATTTTTATCATGACAACTATATCGAATTAAGCGATCCTTTCTGTCATCATAATAGGCTCCGGCACCGTATCCGTTTTTCGTTTTATTATAAAGTTTATTTAATCGGTGTTTATCCTCTTGCTTTCTATAGTAAGACATAAAATCACCTTTCTTTTTTAAATGGAGCTGGCGAGAGGACTTGAACCCCCAACCCAGTGATTACAAATCACTTGCGCTACCGATTGCGCCACGCCAGCATGGATGGTCGGATGGGTTGGACTTGAACCAACCAACGCAGCTCATACTTCGTCGTAAATGACTTTTCGCAGCCTCGTTACCGTTACGATACATCCGATATGGTGGGGAATGCAGGAATCGAACCTGCGCTGCTATAAAGCAGATGGTTGATCAGACCATTCAGATGCCACTTCTCTAATTCCCCATATAAATGGCGGCTCAACCCGCCTTGCAGAGGTTCCCTCTGGAGTTCCCCGACTTTATCAAGTCCACTTACTAATAGGCTGTTCGTCAAACTCCATTTATCATTTCACTAACGAAGGATTCACTTCGCAAGAAGCTTCACATATGATTCGTTTCGACTGACAAGTACCTCACCTTTGCACCTATTAACAACATTCAGTATCGGGTGGTGGAAAATGGCTCCTCGGGTAGGACTCGAACCTACAACAACGCGGTTAACAGCCGCGGGCTCTACCATTGAGCTACCGAGAAATATGGCAGGAAGGGAAGGATTTGAACCCTCACTAATGGTTTTGGAGACCATCGTGCTACCGTTACACTACCGACCTAAATGGCGGAGGATACAGGAATCGAACCTGTACTACCAAAAAGGTAGGATGGATTAGCAATCCATTAGGATACCTTTACCTCAATCCTCCGTGTGGCGGAAGAGGTAGGATTTGAACCCACGGGCGCTCTCACGCCAACAGTTTTCAAGACTGTCACCTTAAGCCACTCGGACACTCTTCCTTGGTACTCCAGGGTGGACTTGAACCACCGATCTTCCGATTATAAGTCGGACGCTCAAACCACCTGAGCTGCTGGAGTAAATGGCTGGGGCGGCAGGATTCGAACCTACGAATACAGGGGTCAAAGCCCTGCGCCTTACCACTTGGCGACGCCCCAATATTGGTGAGCCAGGTGGGATTTGAACCCACGACCTACTGATTAAAAGTCAGTTATTCTTCCGACTGAACTACTGGCTCATTTTGAGATTTTAATTGTCTGAGTTTTCGTTCAAGTTTTCGGATAATCGCCTGATTATCCCTTGGGCGATGCTTTAACAGGTTGATGCGACTTTCATAATAATCAATGGTACGCGTCATTGGTTCCTCCTTAATAACTTTCTACCTCTTCTTCTGGATTAAAGTCAACGATCTTTCCAGAAGTAATTAAAACTGCTTGGGACTCATTGATTTTCGTGTAAACTAATCCATGAAAACGAAAAAGTCCATTTGGTATTTCACTAAATTTCATTAAAATTCTCCTTAAAAAGTGGTTTGCTCTTTTTCGCCGATTTTCAAAGATTGTCATTATTGTAGGCTTATAGCTATATTAGCCATGATCCATACCACCAAACACTTCGGCTCTTTACGTCGGTTTAATCCTGATACCGAAAAACATCTTGGGGACTTTATTTTTACCTTCGTTGCTCCAATCCTCGAAGGGTACCTCGGACTATAGCAATCCTAAGAACCATTATCAACAAGTATATATCCGCAAATATATACCCCAATTATAAATACTGATAATAGCTTTGGTGCCGCTGACCGGGGTCGAACCGGTATGCTCTCGCGAGCGAGGGATTTTAAGTCCCTTGTGTCTGCCTATTCCACCACAGCGGCAAATAAAAAGAGCTGGTATTTATGTACTGATGGCCAGCTACTCCACCCAGAATTATTCAGTAACCCTTAACTGTCCTCACCTTTTCACGGCAGCCGTTACCGATTTTGTGGACTTGGAACCACGACTCGTAGGTTTACATTTAAGGATAAGAGAGGGGAGTTAGAAGTAAGAAAAAGAAAGGAACAAGAAAGATAAACTCCCCTCTCTCAACTTTCTATATTTATTATATATTAATTTTGAAAATTTTTCAAATTTCGCTTTCTATCAAAATCCCGAAGTGCACGTTCATGTTCGTGATAATCAGGGTGTTCATCTTCCCACAGAACAAGTTCGGTTCGCGCATTTAACAATTTAACTAATTGATCAGATAAAGGATCTCGATAGAAATAAGCCACAGGATATAAGCAATTCTTACCATGAATTTCAGCGCCGACTATATCCCTGCAAAAACGCAGGTACTGTGCATACGACAGATTTAGAAGGCGCGCGGGCAATAAATTGAGGCTTCCAATTGTAGTCGTGAAAGGAATTAAATCTATATTAACCCTTATCATATACTTACCAGGGTTGTGTGGTGATTCATCTAAATAAAAGACCTTTCTCATTTAAATTACCAACTCCTTCCACAACTCTTTAATTTCATTTTTCTCTTCTTCACTAAGTGAACAAAGACTACCCCAGTTTTCTACATTTTTAAGTCCTTCAGTTGAAAATTCTGGTAAATCTTCTCTTTGGAAGATTTTCTTTTCAATTTTCTCTTGAGGAATAAAGTTTGGAATAATATACTTTTTAACAGTTGAAGGCGCGCAGCCAATCTCCTTTGCAACGCCGCTATATGTACCGATCTGAAGGTACAACTCATTAATCCGAACCTTTGTCTCCTCTGTTATAACAGTACGCGCCACTCAACTCACCTCACTTAATAAGAATCATAAAACTCAAGATAAATATCGGGGTTGTCTCTCATAAAAGGAATCATTAGGATAAGATTAATAATATCTCGTTCAAGTCGTGATCTTATTTCATCATAAGTCCAAATCGAATCTCCTTCATCTTCCCAAACTTTTTCATCCATAAAACCGAAGATTACATTGACAATTTTAAAAATTTGTTCGGGTGTATCAATCTGATAACAATAATTTTCAGAGTCATGTTCACTAATAATATCTAAAACCGCACCGCGAAGTCCCCAACATTTCCTCCAATAAACAATTTCTGGAGCAAAGTCATAATCATTCGTAAAAGGATAATCTATTTCTTTAGGGAGGTCTTCTCTTGTAATTTTTCTTTTGTCGCTTTTAACTACAAAGCCATTATCAAGACCCATTGTTATACCTCTTTCATAAATTCTTTAAATTTTTCAATGAAATAATCATCTTCAAGATAAAAACCATCGTGACCAAGCCAATCTATAAAATTACATATTAACTGCATAAAACGCCAATCGGGACATTTTTCTTCCCAATCTTCAGCAATTGCTCCACAAACTTTTACAATTCTATTAATGTCACGCATATTTATCCCTTCTTTCAAATCTTTTGAAATGAATCATACATCTGTTGATACTTTTTTACATGGTTATGTATAACTTTTCCAATAAATTTTTCATTTCCATCTTCTTCTTTGACATAAATGCGCGCCATATCCGTCGTTATTGCCTGCCGGCCGCGCGGGTGTGTCAGCAACTTCGCATTCTCTTCCAATCTCTTAATATCGACCGTATTCATTTCAATGCGTCCTTCAGAACCAATTATCACAAAAACTGGCATATTATTCTCAAATAAAGGTTTCGCATTTGCAATACTACCGCACCAATCAACAAAATATTCTTCATGAACATCTGTCACTATCAAATGAGTCTTAAGTTTTACTTCTTGCATTTTAAACCCTCAAAGAAACTCATAACTTCATTATTAACTTTTCTTTCAGTTATATTCTCACTTCTTGGTGCAGGTGTAGACTGGTGACAAGGATTATGCTCACGCCAGCACCCTAAAGAATGTTTCGCTATTTTTTCTTCTTCTTTAAATGCTCGCTTGCAAATAGGACATATATACATTACCACTTATCTTCCTTTCTCAAGTCTATATATATTATATCAAAAATTTTTTAAAATTTCAAATTTATTTTTATTCCCATGATTGTAATCGTTTCTTCGGCGCCGACCGCATCCAAATTAACTTTTTTCTCGCGCGAGTAGCAGCGACATAAGCAACCCGCCTTTCTTCAGCATTTTTACTCCATTTAGAAACTCCAATTACAATCACATTATCAGCCTCAAGTCCTTTGGCAGAATGAACCGTTAAAACCTTTACGGTATCATTTGCCATTTTCTCTTGAAATTCATCTGAAGTAATTCGACTTCTTTTAAAAGTATCACAAGGAATATTAGCTCGCTTTAAATAAGTAACAACATTATCAAGCTGAGAATTAGTACGGGTTAAAATAAACCAGTTTCCATACTGTGGATCATCTTGAATTGCTTTTATAACTCGACTTGGTAAATATTCAACTTCATTAACATAGTCTGCTGTAGTTTGCATACCTATTGAAGTATCATATAATTCATAATCACCCAACATATTTCCTTGAATAATTTTTTTAGCGAATTTAAGGATATGAGGGCCATTTCGGTAATTTTCATTTAATTCATATAAAGTAAAATTAGGATCATTAGCCACAGCAATTAAAATATCTGGCCGACCGCCATTAAAACCATAAATTGATTGGCGAGCGTCTCCAACTATAAAACAATGCGCTGGTTTTATCATTTTTAAGATAAATTGAAATTGAAGAAGATTTGAATCTTGTGCTTCATCAAGTAATAAATAATCTACTGGCTCAATTACCTCTGGATGTTGTTGAATTAAATTAAAAAACTCATCAAAATCTTCTTCATTTATCGCACTACTTGTATCAATTCCATTTTTCATTAAAAGATAATAGGCATAGGCGTGAACAGTATTGATAAAACACTTCGCGCCAGCTTCACCAATTCTCTTTTTCATTTCTTCCGCAGCCGCATTAGTAAAAGTAAATACTACAATAGACTCTGGATTAACCCCACTTTCTAATAAGTATTTAACTCGTTCTGTTAATACATGGGTTTTTCCGGCGGCCGGGCTTGCAAGTACACATATATTTTGTTCTTTAGCTTCAATTATTTCTTTTTGTAGTTCACTTACATATTCCATTTATCCTACCTTCATATTTAATTGAGTATCAGTTCCATATAACTGTATATAAAATTTTTCTCGTTCTGTTAATTGATCTTTAGGTACTTCTTCTAAGATTTCAAATGTATAATTCCAAATACCATCTTTTTTTAGTCGATTATGAAAAGAAGAATGAGCAATGGTGCCAATGTCAAGAGCTGACTTAACATGCTCTCCCCATCTTTTCTTTATATTAGTTGTTTTACCAATATAAGCTTCACCTGTCTTTAAATAGGTAATTTTATAAATTCCACTTATATCACGCCCACCCGTAATTCTCTTAATCATTTCATCCATTGGGCGCTGTATAAATACAGAATAAATTAATTTATTGAGAGCCTCTTTATTTCGAAGGCGCGGAGCAATAGTATTAAGGACTTCAATATCCTCTTGATCTTCCTGCGGCACATCTATCCTATAAAAATTCTCTGCTTCTTCCAGTTCGCGCTCTCGACGTATAGCTTCATTAATAGCAATTCGTTTTTCAGAAAAATTTTGTAACTCTTTCTTAATTTCATCAATTTCAGTTTGATATTCTGCTTTTAAAACAATTTGATTAGTTAAAAATTGCTCCATTTCTTTGTTATAATAAGCAATTTTATCTTTTTGTGCCTTTTCAAGTTCTAGAAGCATCGTGCGCTCTTTTTCTTTCTTTTTTTCATCAATTAAACGATTTAATTCATCTTCGCGCAGTTTAAACAGAGAATTATTAAATTGTTGTTTTTCATTAATTTCAGCCTGAACTCGTTGTTTTTCTTTTTCTAACTGTTGTATCCTTCCTTTCTTTTCATTTAATTCTACTTGATATTCATTTTCAAATCGTTTTCTTAGTTCATTATCTTGTATATCTTTTAATTTTCTATATTTCTTTTTTTCTTTAATAAATAAAAAAGAATAGAGGATAAATAACAGAAGAAAAAGAATGGGAATTATAATTCTTTCCATTCTATATACCTCTACTATTTATTCTAATTATATTATAACAAAAAATAGAGGAGAAATCAAATTTCTCCTCTACTTATAACTTTATTAAAATTTTATTTTACATCTTCTTCGCCTGGAACAATTTCCCAAGTTGACATCTGATTCCAAAGATCTTCAACAAAACTATTTCCTTCTTGTTTTATATAATCATCGTGAAGTTTAACTGCAGCCTCTTTAGCCCATTGTGGAATTTTTTTATAAGGACGATAATTAAAATAAATACGAAGTAACTCAATTCTTAATGTATCATTACTTGACTGAATTAAATCATCTAATTTCTTATTTTGTTTATCATTTATATCTTCAATTTCTTGGATGATCGGAGGGATAACAACATCTTTCACTAAAGTAGTGATTTCTTTTTCTCTTTTTTCTCTTTGTTTCTTATCTCTCTTCTCATGAAGAGCTTTAATCCAGCTTACATTACCAAAAGCCTTTTCAATAACTTGCCAAGCTAAGTAAAATAAAATTACCGCACCGCCCAGAAAGCTCAGAAAATTTTCTGTTTGTAAAAATGTTGCCAATTAATTCACCTCCACGTACA